TATTATGCCAATCACTTCTTGAACGCGGCAAACAGCAGCGCCACGACCACTATTGAAAGGATAAACACTTCACCGTAGGATAACGCGATCATTTGAGTCAATGGCTTCACCTTTGTACAGTTAGGGTTTCTAGGGTTGGGGGCTGTTAGGTCCGACCTTAGCAGGACCAGTAACCACCCCCACGCTGCGCGGCACCCATGCCGCGGGCCTTGGCCCTTTTCATGGAATCAGGGATTTTTACGTCCTGCGTCTTGCCGTACGGGATGCGGCCCTGCCCCTTAATGTCCGCATATGCGACGGCCTTGGGGGCGCTTCCGGGTTTGTTTGTTACAATCTTAACACTAGACATTACTGGTTCCTTTTCGCCTGTTGTTTCAAATACTCGCGGTCCATGGCTGACTGAATGCGAGCCTGCGTCTGCGCCTCTTGGCTCTGAAGGCGCTGGTTAAACTGCTGGTTACGAACCTGTAAACTCTGCTGGTCCAGAGCAAGCTTGGCCTGATCCACCGCAGCGTCATTCTCTTCTGCCTTGGCCTTGATCTGAAGCTCCTGCTCTTTAAGCTGAACAACCGGGTCAGGTGCGTCTCCGCCAGAAACTTTCTGACTAAGCTGCTTGAGCATCTGCATACCTTGGGCAATAAGCTGGGCCGTAAGAGCCTCTACCTGCAACATCTCTTCTTCGGACAAAGGCTGACCCTGTCGCGCACCAACCTGTTGCAGGTACTGTACAAGAGCCGCTTCGGACGCCTCCAGTCGGACGTGCTCCATGATGTGCTTCTGGAGAGACACTGCGATTGTAGGGGAGGACCCCACCAAGGGTGTCGAACCAAAAACCATGTGGGCCATAATATGAGCCTGATGGTCCTGACCCTCAAAAGCTTTCAGAGGTATCATGTCCAAAGCGTTTATATTTTCTTGAGCAGGGTCCAACGGAACAGGTTCTTCGTCTGTAGTACGGCGCAGGATTTTGTCGGTATCCCGCACACCTAACGCGTCGTACATGCCCCGAAGGACTTCGTACATGTTGTGCATTTCAGGGGCCGACTGAGCCAACTGCAACTTCGCCTGTGCCAACGCAATACGCTGCGCCTGACTGAAGACGTTAGGGTCCGAGACCGGAATGACGTCTACACGGTCGTCAAAATCCTTCGCCATAATCGAAGAATCCGCACCTTCTACGGTGTACGGATACTCCTGCGGGAGGTACTCCGAAACAACAGACGCAAGAAGCTTTAGCTCCTGACGCATGGCGTAGTGCATACGTTTGTGGACCGCGGACATTACCCGCGAGCCTTGCTCCAGAAGAGCAACCGTCGTCCCAACCGCCGCCTGCTGGTTTCCGTCGCCAACCTTCATATCCGTTATGGTCGAGAAACGACGGCCAGCGTCCACAACAAAACCAAGGAGAGCAAATAGTGTCTGATCCGGTCCCTTGAACGGGAGCGCCATCAAGCTGTCGGATAGCCGTCCACCCGGCGCGTCAACGTCCCGGAACTCACCGGGTTGTAGCGGGTCATCGTCGTCCCTTATCCGCATACCGCGGGCCTTGAACCCCGCGGGGAGGTTAGAGAGAGTACCGGCGTCTATAAGTTGCCGAAGCGCCGAGGTGGCCGTCCGAGATAGTCCGCCAATAGTGTGGATTAGTCCAAGACCATAGAAGCCGAACCCCGGAAGGAACTTGTAATGAACGAAGTACTGTATCTTCTTACGAAGCTCGTCTTCCTCACGGAAGTTACGACGGATCGAAAGAACCTGCCCGTTGTCCATGGACAGGGTTACAATGTACGGCAGTTTAATTCCGGTTGGCTCACCGTCTTCGTCAAGGTCTTCGTAGCCGTCCAAGTCCAGATCAACGTGGCTTTCCAGAAGAGTACAGTCATAGTCCGTCTGGGACGGAGAAGTACCGTCAATACGGTCGATTTCGTTCTGTACGCTGTTCTCTTCCGGTTCACCCGGGACGACAGGGATGTCGCGATAGAACCCCGAAACTTGAAGCTTCCGGAGATCGTTCAAAGACATCTTTACGACCTGAGAGATGTTCGGGCACGTCTCTAGGTCCGACGTGTTGTACGGTACAATAAGGTTTTCCGCCGGAATAAACCGACTTACGGCCCTTCCTAGCATCTCGTCATAGTACACTTTTTTGAAGGTCGAGCCCGCCAGCGGTAGATAGAACATCATCTGGTCGAACTCAGGCGTGTACTCTTCCATCACGTTAGTGATGTAGTAATTCATAAACTGTTGAACGCGGCCCGCTTGTTTTTCTTTTTCGGTGGTCTCTGACCCCAAAATAGCGGACCGTACCGGGCCGCTTGACGGAAGCATTTCGTTAAAAGCCTGCGCCTGAAACTGCGTAGCCGACTCAGCCAGAAGGGGATGCGTTACACCGCTTGCCCCGCGGAAGGGTTGGGTGCGTTCTTCGTACGAAAAGCCAAGAAGCTCCAGCCCGTCTGCATACGCGTCCTCCCATTCCTGCCTGCTGGCACGGTTGCCCTCATACTCGTCAAGAAGCTGACCAGAAATAAAGCCTAGTTCCCGGGCAGGAAGCTCTTCCGCCAAATTCTCAAAGAAGTCGTCGCTCTCTCCGCGCATGTCGTCCGGCTCAAAGTCCACAATAGTGTCTTCGCCGTCTTCATAAATTTCGATTTCTTCCGGGGTGTCCTGAGAAATCATTTCTATAACGTCGTTGTCCATCGAACCCGGAAGCTCGACTTCAATCTCCGCCGCGAGGTCTGCCTCGTCTAACTGAGAAGGGACATTAGTGTCCATAAGGCCCGCCATGGGCCGCGGTTCGATAGCCATGGATCACTTACCTTTCAAAATCCGCCTTATCCTATACCTTTGTACCAGAATAAGCACTACTTTTCATTTTTGGCTTCGAGAAGCTTTATCCGAACTTGCAAATCATGGATTATGTGCATGAACTCTTCGCGCATCTTTTGACGTGCAATGCTGTTAGCAGGGCTCGCAACAATCTCCCCCTGCGGCGTTACAAGAAGCATCAAATACCCCTCAGACTTCTGTATCCTGTTTTCGATCTCATTAAGGCCAACGACAAGATACCCTACTGCCGCAAAAAGAACAGGCGCAAGCGCCACGACAACGGATTGCAAATTGAAATTCATGCTCCGTGCCGTTCTGAAGCAACCGGGGGGTGAACGCCGTTATGTAGCTTTCTTAAACGCTCTACCTCATCACGAAGGAAATTTACGTTTGCCAACACATCCGCAATCTGCATGTGGTCGCGGCGCATGTTCTCCGGACTAGACATCGCTGCCAAGATTTTTAACCGTTGCTCTTGAGTTTCCGTTGCCGTCTCCAAAAGGTCAATCCTTTTATCTACAGCGCGGAGGCGCTTCTCAATGTCCTGTAAACCCTGCATTATATTGGAAATCTGTATCTTTCCAACGGCTGCCGCCCCCGCAACGGAAAACAGTATACCGCCCAACGTAATCAATAATCTAATGTCGATTACGCCGTCCATCTAACTTGTTTTTACTACAGACGGCATGAACAAAGAAATGCCTTCGGTGGGGGACTGCAACCGCTTGCCGGGATGAGGCATGATCCGGTTGATCTGGCCGATAACTTCCGAGCTAGCGTTGTTGAGCATCTTGTTAAAATTACCTCGGCCCCCGGCCTTCTTGAGTAACTGTGAGCCAAGGGCCGCGGTCCGCGGGTCTACGTTTGGATACTTGGACGGCGACATACTGATTGATCCACTTGTAAGAATGTTCTCGGACGCGGGCAACGAGCCAAGGCCCGCGGACACCGGGCCGCCTTCTGCGTACCCACCCGTGGGTGTTCTCTCGGCCATGCGCCGAAGTAGTTCGCGCCTTGCTGCATCCTGAGCAGGGTGGTTTAGCACCGCCTCTTCAAAATCTTCCGGGTCAAGCCGCTCTCGCGTATTAAAGAACCCGTCTTTTCGTACACTTGTCTCAAACGGGTCGCCTATGTACCGGCCTTGAATGCCCTTGGACACGGCCCGGCCCTCATATTCTCTGCCTAGCTCGGATTGAAGAGTGCCAAGGCCCCTGTCTCTGTTCATTATATCAATAAGTCTGGCATAATTTTCACCAAGATCACGTCCCGCGTTATAGGGTTCGTCGTCTGCTTGAAGCGTTCTGGTTAACGCAACGTCCCCCGCGTGTGTCAGTTCGTGTACTAGAGTTCCTAGCGCTTGGCGGCGGGATTCCTCTTTAGTCAGATCGCGGTCTAGGTACTCTTCTTCCCTTGGTCTCGGAAACTCTTCCCCGGCAATCTTTGTATCAAAAGGCTCAACGTACGTGTCTCCCGAAGAGGCGTCGGGATAGCTGTAAGACAAATAATCCTTGAGAGGATTTGAAACGACTCCCCTAAGACTAGGGTCAAAAAGGCCAGAAGGGTCTCGACCTTGAGCAGTCATCTCCTCCAAAGCAAACCTGTCGGATATGCTGAGCCGTCGGGCTGAAGCGTCTTGGGGGGAATAGAAACCGGCTGTATTGTACTTTCCTTTAAGCTCAAAAATACGCTCCGGAGAAAGGGACTCCAAACCCAGTTGAGCCAAATAGTTGCCTTCGAGATAAGGCCCGAGGTCCGCGATGTCCGCTGCGACTTTCGCGGCTCCATCGCCTAGATCAACCTTGGGGCCATCCGGGTAATATCCGACCTCTCCGCCGCCAGAAGCCTCCGCACTACCCGCGCCGAGGTTAACCTTTGATTCGCCCATACGTCTCCGCCCTAGTAATACGACATGACCTTCAGATTGACCGGCTCGTCGTCATACTCATCCGTCGGAAGACGAACAAAGTTGCCCTGACGGTAGCGCATCAACGCCTGTGTCATACTATCCACCAAATCATCATATTCGCCATTAGGGAAAGCTGCAACTTCTTCTATCATCTCTTCCGCAAACACCTCGTCGGGGGCCCAAACCATCCCAGCCTCAAATAAAGGAGAAACCGTGTGAACCCGCGTAACCTTGTCCGCACCCTTGGATGGTGTAAAATTTACAACAGGGATACCGGTTTGACGTAATTCCTGCGTCAAAGGCATACCACTCGCCTTAGCTTCAATTATGACGGTGTCGGGGTCCCAGTAACCATATTGCTCAAAAGCAACCTGCTTCAACTCCGGAAAATCCCAACGACCCTTCTTACTGTCCAATAAAATTAAATTCGGGATGCCGTCCTCATCTGGATAAAAAACACCCCACGTCGTTATTGCCGAATAATCCGCCGTCTCACGCTTACTAAACGCCGTGTCATAACTCTGGATCACATACTCCAACTGAGGGACAACGGGCCTATCCCACCGCTTCCACCACTCCCGGGGAATAATCGCATTCTCCTCACCAGTAGGGTTCTGCTGATACTGAGCATTCCACTTTGAAGGAGGAATAGACGCCTTGACCGCGGTTAAATCCTCAAGAGACCAATACTCCGGCCAACAAGGCTCCCCACTTTCAAAAATAGCCGGTAACTCAACAACCTCCCACTGATCCGCCAAAGGGTCCTTCGCCATAGAACGAAGTAACTGACCCGTCATATCCTTCTCAGACCACCGAGTCTGGACCAAAACAATGGAACCTCCGGGCTGGAGCCGCTGCCGAGGGCCCCCAGTGTACCAATCCCACGCATCCTCAAAACCATTCGCAGACATTGCAGTCTGCTCCGAATGAGGATCATCAATAATCACCAAATCACCACCGCGGCCCGCGAGATTCGAACCAACACCAACAGCGTAATACATCCCACCCTTGTTCGTGTCCCAACGACCAGAAGCCTTACTGTCCGACGCAAGACTTACGTCAGGGAAAACCTCCTTAAACTCATCAACTTCGATCAAGTTCTTAACCTTACGACCGAAGTTTACCGCAAGCTCCGTCGTATGTGTCGCCTGAATGATCTTCATTCGCGGAACGCGGCCCATCATCCATGCGGGAAACAAAAAAGATGCGAACTCAGACTTCGTGTGCCGCGGAGCCATGTTGATTATCAGGCGCTTTAACTCGCCCCGCGCTACGCGTTCGAACTTTTCTGCAATAATTTTATGGTGTCGCCCTGCTATGAAGTCGGGCCACATTGCGCGGACAAAGGTTAAAAAGTCGTTCTGGCATTTTTCGTTGCGTTCGATCTGCGCCAAACGGAGTTGTAGCTTTAACCTTTTTGCTTCGGCTTCGGGAGTTAGGTTGATCGACATCTTTCGGGGGACCCTGAGAAAGTTTCTAGCTACGGGGTATGCGATGTATCTTAGTAGTATAAGTTATTTGTGTCGATACAAAAAATATTACTAATCGTTTGCGAGAAACATGGTCTTATACCCGATCCCCCCGGGCGGCGGGTGGCGGCGGGCCGGATCGTGGTCCGATCGGCGGATTTCCGCCGTTTTTGACCCGATATGGGAAGGGACCCGGGCCGAGGGCCCAGGTA